TCAATTGCTCCTTCTCGTTAAAAAGAACCATATTACTTGTATAAACATATGAATGGAGTTTCATATTTTTCAAGTTGCAACTGAATCCATCTTCACTTTCTGTTATGACAAAATAAATACCATTCGGCGTTGAATAGTTCTGGAAGTTCTTGATCTTTTTATCAACCATCCAATCCTCACACATCTCCTTGAATTTATCAGTACTCATACCAATCGGAATTTCTGTGATGATAGCCTTATTCTTGTCTTTTTCTATAACTCCATGCGTAATATAAGTTGTGTCATTCTTCTCTTTCGTCTTTGTAATTTCACCCTTGAAATCCCTATACCAAGGAGTTATTTCAGGTAGATGTGAAACAATAGTATCACCTTCCCTATCTATGATTTTGCCATCACGTTTTAACCAGATCTCTATACAGTTTATTATATCTAGTGGATTGTAGGATGGAATACTTGAACTCCATCCGGAACCAATGCCACTCGCGCCATTAACAAGAACCATCGGTATGATTGGAATGTAAAAAGTAGGTTCAACTTCATCTCCATCATCATAGACTCTTTCTAACAAGACATCATCCTCTTCGCGAAATATCAAAGGAGTTAGTGGTTCCATCTTTGTAAAAATGTATCTTGCATTGGCGGCATCTGCGCCATTATTACTTCTTGAGCCGAATTGCCCATCTCTATACAAAAGAGGTATATTATTACTTCCGGCAAATTCATTTGCCATCTTTGTTATCGTTTGAAATAAATTTCCCTCTCCGTGATGATAATTTGAGACTTCGGCAACATAACCTGCTAATTGAGCCACCTTCAACGATGCCTTATTGTAAGTTAGATTTCTCTTTTTCATCGCATATAGAACTTTACGCTGACTTTGTTTGAGACCATCAAAAAGATTCGGAATACTTCTTTTGCAATCATCATGAGAAAATTTGATCATTTCATTATTAAGAAAGTCAGTTATGTTCATGCTTGAAAATTTATCGGATTCAACCGTTGAAAATGATGTTGGATCATACTTTTCCAACCATTCTTTTCTTTGATCGGAAAATTTATTATGAAATACCTTGTTGAAAGAAGTGTCGCATTCATCATCCTTGATATATTCAATCATTTTCTCACCAAAGGTATCTTTCACATCTTCACTCTTTGTTGTCCCAAGACCTTTGTAATATTTACATTTAATTTTTGAAGTTTGATTTTTTGAGAATTCATGGAACTTCTTTTCATCGTAAAAGAGCAAATCACCTTCTTTTCTAAAGACTCTGACAATCGGGGTTTCCATGCTAACTAAATAAGGTTCTTTTCTTTTCAAGATTGAGGGGAATAAATAATGGAATAAGTTCATTATTAAACTTGAGATGTGCTTCCCGTCGACGTCAGCGTCAGTAAGTAATATCACCTTTCCATAACTTAAATTCTTGAAATTATTTTCATCTGTGTAATCAACTCCATGTTGTAAATTCAATGCTTGAATTAAGTCTGTTATGACCTTGTTTTTTGAGATGGATTCCATGCTTGAATTTCTAACATTCAAACAATTATGGGTAACTGTAAAATCTCCAAGTAAGAAACGATGAGTTTTATCAGTTTGGAAACCAACATACTCACCAACACCTTTTTCTACTATATTAAAAGATGTATTTCTTGAATCTTTAACGAAAACGTGATTGAGTTTTTTTCTTTGTAGTTTAGTTGGAATTTCTTGTAACCCATTTCCTGATATACTAAGGCGATATGCTTCTTTGTTTATTTTATTTCCATTTTTGTCGGTATAGAAAGCTTTTTTTTCACTTAATTTACAGTAAAATCCCAATGATCTACAAATATACATTAAGCTATCTAGTATATTTTTATGTTTGGCTGATTGGCATATTTCAATTCTTCCATCTAAAACATGACCATCAGTATCTATCAAACCAGCTAATAATTTTAATCTAGTCTCTTTGTCATTTATAATATAGTCAATTGGTATATGCTTATTGTTAATCAGATTGTATTTTGATAAAGCTGTTACTAGTGGATTATTTCCATATATTGGTTTATTTTCATAATCAACAATTTCTATAACTCTTTCTTTTCCCATAGCTTTCAATTCTTCATCATTTGCGCAGGCTAATGTCATTTTTACTTTACAAGCCCTACATGCTTTAATACTTGTTTGTTTCGTTCCAATAGGTTTTTTCTTGAAGTCCCCTCCTCTCTTACAGCAATTCTTTTTTCTGATTGTAAAAGAATCACGATTATTGTGAACTATTTCACCATCATTTTTCAAGCACCATTTATACCACTCGTTTATTAATTCAATGTCTTCTCCTGCGAAACCATAACCTGTTTGTAAACCATCACCTAGCCACATGCCTAGAATGTATGGATCTATTTCAACTTCTTTTTTGTCCCATTTTATATAGTTATTTAATTTGAAAGACATCAACAAATTTTTAGTTTCATTGTCTAATTTTAAATAATCTTTTATAGATATATCAAATACATTATTTTTACATTCAATCTCTTTCATGTATTCATTTATCTTAATATATCCTTGTTCTTTTGAAATTACTGATTTATTGTGTGGAATGCGTTTAGAAGGAGAAGGAATTTTTACGGAGGGGTGAAAATCTTTATAATGTCTTGTCAAATTGCTTCTAGATGAATAAATTTTTTCATTGCAACAAATTTCTTCACATTTATTTTCTTTTTTTTCCACTTCTTCAATATCATTGTCGTTCTTTTCACACGCTACATATCTTGATTTCATTTTCATATCATTTTTATCAAAATAAATTAATTTCCATCTTTTTTTTCCCTCGCTCCATACTATTGAGCAATGATTTACAATTTTCAAAGTCAATGTATGTTCACTATTAACAGTAAAATTATCACCTTTGAATTGTTGAATTTCATACATATTATCTGTTCCTCTAAAAAGTTCATTTACAGTTGTCGGTTCACCTTCATCATTAATTAAAATATCTCCAACTAGAACATCCTTTGCTTTTTTGACAGTTCCGTTCCAAAGCAGAATTGGAGTATCCAAAGCCAAGCATTTACCCTTCAAAGCAAGTACCCCGTAATAATTTCGTCCACTAACCCCATTTACACCTTTCTCTATTCCAGCAACAGCATAAGTTTTTGCTGAAAGTCCCTCGCATAAAATAAGACTACATAGATGTGATTCTTTAGTTCCGGCGTAATTGGCAGGATCAAGTCCTTCAATCTTCACATATCCCTTCTTTTTCTTTTCAGATTTCTTGAGTGTTAGAATCTCCTTTGACTTTATAATATCCTCAATATCTTCCATAACAGACCACTTGAGTATCTTATTCAAGTCTGCTGTTTTAAATGAAACGTTCACTTTAGGGTTTTCAAGCTTATGTTTATTTTGACTCTCGAATTCTGGGTTAATTACATATGATACGACGAAAATTCTAAAGAACTGTTTTATATCCTTTATATTAAGCGTAGGCTGGCCCTTCTTATTGAATTTCTCAACCAAGGGTCTGAAGATTGCCTCAGACCATGCATCAACGTGTTGACCTCCTAATTTAGTGTAAATTCCATTAACAAATGAAACGACCTGAAACTCACTTGGTGAAGAAGGCGTAATTAATACTTCAGAATTTTCATGCTTAATTAAGAGATTTTCATCCGATACGCTTTCGTATAGTTTTGAATATGTTTGTAAATTATTGACAGGAATTAGCTCGTCATTAAAGTAAACCTTCACTTTTGATAACATGGCAACATCAATGACGTACTTTAGATAAATACTTATGATGTCATCAGTGTATCCTTTCAATCCAAATTGTTTGAAATCCGCAATATAAGAAACACTTGTATATCCTTTTGTTAACTTTGTTTTTTCAATTATAGGAATGCTTGCATTCTTCATGTTTTCAGTCCAGGTCTGCTCAAATGTCTTCTTTTGATTTGGATCTAATCCTTTTACCGTGAATTTAGAGGAGAAAACATTTGTGCAATTATGAGTAACTGTGAAATCATTGATAACAAATCTTTCATTACCATCAATTTCTAATCCAACAAATTTTCCGTCATCAACTTTTTTGATTTTTATTGGTCCATTGTTCAAAACTTCGCGACTTAGCGGAGAAAAGCATTTCTTTCTAGGTAAAAGCGTTGGTATATCTTCTAAACCATTTCCTGAAATATTTATAGATACACATTGCCCTTTTCTAATTTCATCTTTATATATCCATTTTACATCTCTTGTAATTTTAGATGCGCTAAATCCAAGGGATCTTGCCAAATACATAATGTCGTCAGCTAATCTTTCATGCATCATTCCCTGACTAATACAAATTCTTCTTCCTTCACGCTCTTTTGAAACATGTCCGTCGCTATCAATAAGACCAGCCAATACTTTTAGTCTGGTATCTCTGTCATTGATTTTGTATTCATCTGGAATAAATTTTTCTTCTAGCAAACCATATTTTTGTAATAGATTTTTCAATGGAGATTTATTCTTTTTTCTATAATTTTCAACGGAAGAAACAGAATAAGAAACACAATGCCTACAAGGAATAAAATTTGGATCATGCTTATTCACTTTGCAATTTTCACATCTTGGTTTGTTTCTGAAATTTGCATCATTGTTCTTACCCCATTCTTTTACATAATTTAAAATTTCATAATCATCTTCTGAGTTAATTGCAATACCGTAACCATGTTGAGACCCATCACCTAACCATAACCCTAATATGTATGGATCTAGTAAAACTTCTTTTCTTTCCCATTGAACACATTCACTCTTATATCCGGTTAATCTAGATTTGAAAGTTGCATTTGACTTCAAATAATCCTTAATTGAAATATCAATTGTGTTGTCATCAGTGATTGTTTTGGCAAATTTCTCCATCTCAATATAAGCATTTCTAACTTCTTCACAGTCGTTTGGAGGGTTTATTGTAGGTCCTTTTCTATTTCTTTCTGGAATTTGTTTATCTTTGTGAACTCTTCTATAATGTCTTTTCAAACTTCCTTCGATTAAATTTATTCCGCACTCGAAGCATTCAATGTCTGGAGATTTGAGTGCTCTTACACTTTTGCAATGAATTTTTTTATTTTTAGAATCCAAATAGACCATTTGCCATCCTTGTTTTTCCGTGCTCCAATATATAACTTTGTGATCTGGCATTCGTAGACTTAAAATATGTTCACTATTAACAACATATGGATCTCCTCTTGATTGCGAAACTTCATACATTTCTCCGAACCCATGAATTTTATTTAAAACTTTTCTTTTTTTTCCGTCATCTCCTATTAGATACTCTCCAACTTTTATATCTTCAACATTTTTAATTGAACCATCAAAACAGGGAACTTTTGTGCCTAGTGCACAGCACTTTGACCCCAATCCATTCCTACCAGAAATTAGACGTTCTTCTTCATCATCATAATTTGACCCTGTTAACAGGTTCCCAAAAATCAAAGTGTGGTTGTACATTTTTTCTTCATTATTCATTTCAATCGGGATTACATCACCGTCGTTAACAACAGTAATTTCCCCAGTTTCCTTGTTGATATTGACTTTTATGTAAGAACAAGGAATACCAGCGTTTTTAGAACGCTCAACGTTATCAGTCGCATTGCTTAAAATTTCAATGAAGATTCTTAAAATGGCTGGGGAGACATCAATTTCCTTTTTGACTATCTGGAATAGTCCATCTGAATTTTTAATGCACACGAATTCAGTAGTTTTTCTTGATTTGTTAGAACCAACATACATATCCGGTCTCAAGAGAACATGTTCTCTAGGATCCTTTTTAACGTATTCCTTTTTTTTAGCGATCACAGAAGTCATTTTTGATATTTCTAGAAAGTTTTTTTTTGAAATATCATTTTTTTTTAATTCTATTTATACATAAAACGATATATACAAAATGCTTATAAAAGAAAAATCATTGTGCAAAATACGCAAATACTTACCTCCGATGATATATATTCCGAAGATTTTAATTAAACGATTTATCCGCAATAGTAAATACTGTCCTATATGGATACGTAATTACTTCTGAAACATGTAAATAAATATATTGGAAATTACTCCATTCGGTGAAACACCAATCCTTGTCCCGAATGTTTCTCTAGCCGATAGTTTCTTATGATTACTTACTATTTTTTTATTAAAAAAATTTACATTAAATAAATGAAATTTAGGAACAAATTAATTAAAAAAGAATTTGACGATTTTAAAAAGTATCATAAGAATGTTTGCAATGTAATTTTTCATATAGTATGTGGTTTTGTCTACATGTCCTTTTTTTTTTCTTTATTCGGGGATTATAAAAATATAGCACTTTGTGTATATTTTCTATTATTATTAACGACAGTAAATTTGATGTCTGCTGTTTTAATTAGCATTCCTATTTACTACATGATCAATAATGTGATTTCTTTTTCATCTAATAACATTTATATTTTTTTGGTATTCTATTTTCTTCCTGAGTTATCTCATTATTTAACAAACGAGAAGACAGTTCTAAATGTCGAAAATATAACAGCGTTGTCTCTTTTCGCAAACATATTTTATCTTTTACCGTTTAGCATACAATGTTTATTTAATGCCAGTAATTTTAAATCTTGACCAATAAAAAACAACATGTAGAATGAAGATGATGAATAAAGAAAGAAGTAACATCCATGTTATTTTAAAAAGATTCGTTATTTTCAATACTTTAACCAAATAAAATATAATTATGATAGAATAAACTAAAGTGTAATATAGATTTTCAGTTTTCATGTAACCCTGACAAACAAGACCCCAAAAAAATTCGTAAAATGTTTCAGGATCGGTTCCAGTGTCCATAATATATCTTGTTATAAATTCGTATGTCAAATAAGCTTGTTTTACAAGTTCAACGTATTCTTTAGAATGTTCTCCATTTTCACTGACTATGTAATGTAATTTCAATAGAATCCTAGGAGTTTCCTTATCTTTTTCTTTCAAAACTTGATGTTCTGTTCTATCAAAATCAAATACTATGTAGTCGTATTTATTTATCTTGTGATTGATATTAAATTTTGTAAAATTAGTAATAACGTTATCGTTATTGTCGGTGAGACCTATTAAAACTCTGTAAAATTTAATTCCTTTGAAATTGAATATACAGTCTCTATGAATCCCATAATTTCCATATGCGCCATATAAATTAATTTTTTTCAAATTGTTTGGTGGATTTGAATAGTAAAGTTCATCCATTTCTCTTGCGCTTAATTTAAAACAATTTGCACTGCCATCGCATAAATTATCCCAGAATGGATTATCTTGTATTTTTCTTACTTTCTTTTTGATTTTACAATTCATATTTGAATACCAAGTGTGATACGTTGATTTCTTTTTGTCAGGGATTTGTTTGTAGTACAAACAACTAATGTCAGATAGATCTAATTTTAAATCATCTGGTATTTTTCCGATAGATACTTTCCCTTCAACATTATCTTTGTATATGAAGAAATTTCCATCCATTTTTATTTTTATTATAAATTATTATAAAATTATTATAAATTAAAAATTTTCAATTTATAACAAACTTTTCGACATCATTTGCAATTATAATTTTATTAATAAATATTATTATTAATAAAATGAAATCTAAAACCAAAATAAAAAATCTGGGTTTATTGAAAATACAAAAATGCATGAACAAGATTATAAATGTTGTGCCATCTGAAAGTGACTCTCTTGTAATCATAATAGATCAGTTTTTGAAAAATTACAAAAATGACTATAAAGTGAACAACTTACTCAATGATTTATATAATATCATTGATTCTACAGTCATTTTAGACAGCAAAAACAACTTTATGAGGAAAAAAATAAAATACAATAACGAAAACTACATCAAAATGCTGAAAAAGATTAATGAAGGTAATTATGGCGAAATAAACAGTTGTAGAATAAATAATGAGAATGTAATCGTTAAAAATCCAAAGTTTAATAAAAGAAATCGTGATGAAGTTCTTGTTTCATTCTTGAAGGAAAATTTGATACATATCATTCTTTTTTGCCTTCAAGATTTAATGAACAAGTGTTTTAAAATTTCTATCGTCAATAAATGTATACCCGAAGTTATAGATCTGATCAAGGCGACTGATGAGAATAACAGGAATGAAAAACTGATCGTTATAATGGAAAAATTGGATTTTGACGGCTGGAAATTTTTTGAGAAAAAGAATTCTTACAAGGATGAATTGACTTTTATAGCATTAGTTGCTTACAATTTGTACTTTTTACAAAACTCCATAAAGAAATTCATACATCGTGATCTGCATTGCGGAAACGTCATGGTCAAAAAAACTGACACGATGAATAAAACGATAATTAAATTGAAAAACGGGGTAACATTTACTATTAATAGTAATTACAGGACGTATCTAATAGATTTCGGGATGAGTTGTTTTGATCTGGCATCTTGTTTGAAAATAATTAATATGCCTGTTTCTCGAATTTCTAGTCCTGGTGTTTACGAAACTGACTACTGCGATAACAAAGGTCATGATTTAAGATTATTTCTCTCGTCTATCTATTTTGAAATGCATTATTCAATTTCAAACGAGCTGAAGGATTTCTTATCTGGACTATTTGATAAAAAATACAAAAAGGTTGATCACTGGCATGGAATGTATTATCAAGTTCTAAAGATGAAAGATCCGAATTTCTATCCAGAGAATATTTTGGTTCAGATCAAAAAGGAATTAAACAAATAAAAAAAATAAAAAATAATTTTTTTCTTTAAATTAATAAAAAAAATAGAATGCCAACAACAAGAATTATTCCAGCAGGACATGAAATAAATCCTGCGACTGGGCGTGTAAGAAAATCATGCCCTTCAGGTAAAGTTAGATCCACAAAGGGATCTTGGTGTGTAATTGACAAATCATTAAGAAAGAGCAAGTCTAAGAGAAAGTCCAAGAGAAAGTCCAAGTCCAAGAGAAAGAGTAAGTCCAAGAGAAAGTCTAAGTCTAAGTCTAAGTCTAAGTCTAAGAGAAAGAGTAAGTCCAAGAGAAAGTCTAAGTCTAAGAGAAAGTCTAAGAGAAAGTCCAAGAGAACCGAACTTAAGAAGAAAATAGCAGAACTTAAGAAAAAAATAACGGCTGCTGAAAAAGATATCAAAGCCAGTAAGAAAGCCATTAGAGATGAAAGAAGAAAGAGTAGAAGTCAATATGAAGATGATGAGGAACAACAGGATAATATTGATCATTTGACCAGAACATTAGATGACGAAGAGCACATTGCCAGAGAATTGAGAATAAAGCTAGAAGATCTTTACAGAGAGGAAGATGATGAATAAATAATCACTTATATCTTAATAATATATTTTTTCTTAACCAATATCTGGTTAAGAAAGTCTTTGTATTTATAATTTTTATTTGTATCCAAAACGCCTATCAAAATCATCCCATTTTTCCTTTAAGCGGAGCCTTCTATCTATAACAGAACGTAGGTCCATCCATATTTTACCAAGTAAATTACCTCCTAGTACTTTGATTCTACCATTACTGTCTACTACTGCTTTTCCTTCCCATATTCTATCCTTTAATTTATCTTCACTACATCTCATAGCAGGATGAACTAGTATTTTAGATCCACTTTTTATCAAGTCATTTCTAACTTCTTCATAATTTTCAAACTTCCAATCACAAATTTCTTTTTGAACATCAATGCTAATAGAACTCCATAATTTCAACTCTTCATTTGTTAGCAAAAGACCCCTCTTCCCACCCATTTTTTTAACTTCACTAGGACTTTTGTATGAGGGCTTCATAAATTTAGAAGAATACTCCAATAACTGTCTCTTCCTGTCTTCATTTTTACACAGGGCTCCAACTCGTCTATATTTTTCACCATGAAAACAGTGTTCCCCACTTTCATATGAAAAAACTAGCCCATCGTAGTGGTCAAATATATAGACATCACCAATCCAGAAATTACTCAGACTCTTGTATTCCTCCTTTTTACCGAAGAAATTCACGACATTATCACTCAATATCTTTTTGCTCATGTTTATTCTAAAACAAGATAAATAATTTTAAATAGAAAATCAATTTTTTCTAAAGTACGCAAATCCCGTACTAATAATCTAGTTTTTCCTAACTAGATTTAGTTAGGAAAATGTGAAAAACCCACCTAGAACAATAGAATATACGATAGACATCCTATCATTATCATCATGTTATTACTAACTATGCGTTTACTATCATTTAATAAAATCTGATATTCATCCATCGTTTTCGTGGAAGTTGTTTCAGACGACGGGGATAATGTCGTTAAAGTTGTTTCATTTGTTGATGGTAATGTCGTCGTCGTAAGTTTCTGTGTTGTTGTGTCGTTTGCAATGATTGTTGTAACAATCCTTTGTGTAGTTGTTTTAGTTTTTCTAGGACGTTTCGTAGTTTCGTTAAAAGAAGTAGGTACTGTGTAATCATCTTTGCAAAGAACACCAACTTTCATTTTGCTAAAAAAATCATTGGTGAAATTCAAAGTTCCGTTGTAATTAGAGATGTCATACACATCATTTTTGTATACAATCAAAGAACTATTATTGGAGACCTGGTTCTGGTCAAAGCAAGAGTAGACAGTTTTTAAGATGAGAAAAAAGTTAAATATTTTCATTTATAATATATCACTATAATTTTTTAAATCAATAATATTCCCACTTTTCCATTATTGTTGTTGTTGTCGTTGTTTCTATCATCGCTTTCTTCATCGTCTTCATCAAGCTGTTTAAATAATTCATCAACATCCTTTACTAGGTTGTTATATCGTATTTCTAGAAGTTCTAATTCCTTTTCCTTTTTGATTTCTTTTTCCTTTTTGATTTCCTTTTCAACAGATTCTATTAGATCATTAACTTCATCACAGTAGTAATCATCTTTAAAATTAATTAAAATTGGATTCTTATATTTAGGACCGAAAGTTTCTTGTATATATTCAATTTGCTCGCAGATAAAATTATATATGTATTCCATTTTATATTTATATAATATATTTTTATAAATATAATTCTATGAAATCGGATCATTCTTCCATTCTTTGACTATATTTGACACGTAATTACTGATGAATTTTGATGCATATTCAACGAATTCGCAATAAAGCTCTATACCATAAGTGTCTTCATTCACATCTTGAAAAAAGTCCTTGAAGTTTTCAAAGTTGAAACTCTTTACATTACCTTCAATGCCGAAGAAATCAAAAACATCTACACTAAAAGCCATTTCTGACTTTATAATCGTTTGTAGTATTTCAGAGAAGGAATCAGAAAATCCAGTCCCTACTGTGACCTGTATTTCACTGTTCTGAATTTTTATTAGAACCTTTCTCATTATAAACTCGGTAAGCATGTTGTGTCTTCTTGCTACATAACCACTAATATATATTGTGGATGAATTACCTATTTTGATTCGGATAGGTTCAATGAATCTATTTATTTTAACCAAGGCCGAATTGTCTGGATTCTTCTCGCTAACTGTTTTCAACAATTTGGATGATCTCAAATATTCACCCTCAGTCATGTGCTCTTCACATAATTCCAATACTCTGTTGAGAATTTCGTTGTTTGTTGACAAAGACATTTCGCTTGATTGTGTGTCAGTTAGACAGGAAAAAGCACTAAAAAATCATTTTTTTGGAAGTAACCTTTAAACCAAACGTTTCAATTTTAAATATTATTTTTATTATTTAAAATTATAGTTTGTTAAATACCTTTTTCATGCTCTTTAGTTATTAGTAAAGTCCAAATAACTATATTTCCATGTGTTTGCTCCGTCATTAATTGCGCCGCCAGTTGCGTTGTATAAGTAAATAGTAAGATTGTTAGTGGATGTAACATCGCATCCGCAATACAACAATCCCGAATTTAGTCCAGTTGGAGGATGTAAAATTACACGATCGGTTACTGTGAGTCCTGTTATCGTTACAACAACAGAACCTTTTGCTCCTGCTCCAATGTTACCAGGATCAACAGAAATTGTTCCTGAGACGATTTTGTAAAGATTAGTACCGTCTGTTCCGACCTGTACACCAGAAGACAGAGTTGAAAATCCAGCAACGGATAGATCGTTTTCTAGAGTAGCTTTTCCAGATACTCTAAGAGTTCCACCTGAAATATATCCGGCTTTTGTATTTCTTGCAACTAGAGTTGCTATTTCGTTTTGCGGTTTGCGAGACCCTGAAAAACCTTTGTTTTGTGATTCTGTAGACATTTTCTTTTATTTATTAAAAGAAAATATTTTTTTATTTTTTTATTTTTTTAAACAGTAAACATAGTTATGTTTAAAAAAATTACAGATTCATATTGTAAATCGTGGTTAAAATCTAAATGTCATTTATTGATAGAAACGCTTTTTCTAATAAAGCGATTTCGTTTTCATTCAATAATCGTGATGGATAAACTATTCGGAATTTCAGTATTAGATTACCTACTTGTCCAATGTCGTTACACAAACCTTTGTTTGATATAATATATTCCTTATTTGGATTTATAATTGATATTTTCTTTGTGTTAAACACAATATTCTCGTCAAAAAAAGGAATTACTATGTCTCTGCCAATAATTGAGTCCTTCAAAGAGATATCTGTTTCATATATCAAATTTAGATTATTCCTCTTGAAATGTGGATCGTTTTCAACAACAATAATAATGATGAAGTCGCCCGGGATTTCATTTTTCTTCGTTGCTTGTTCACCCCATGTTTCGTATGTGTATTTTTTTCCAGACTCAACGCCTCTCGGTATAAATAAATCAAAGTTCTTCTCTTTCAATTTAAACCCTGAATTATTACATTCAACACAAATAAGACTTCTCATGAGACCACTTCCATTACAAGACAAACAGACTTGATTTTGAATATGTAAGAATGGTCCTATCTGAATTCTTTGATTGTTTTTATCAAATCCTGTTCCATTGCAATTACTACAAGCGAAATTACATTTGTCGCAAACATAGCGTCTTTTAATATTGAAATTCTTTTTGATTCCGAAGTACGCTTCTTTTAAGGTTATTACGCAGTTGTATGATTCAGTATTCTTTTTCACGACATTGTTGGCTGGTTGTTGATGGAAATTGAAAAAATTGAATGGGAAACCATTAACATGTCCCGGTATGAAATCATTGTTGTTTATATTATCATATTCACGACGTTTATTTTCATCCGATAATGTTTCATATGCTATCTGAATTTCTTGGAATTTCTCAGTCGTGCCGCCTTTATCTGGGTGGTATTGTTTTGCGAGTTGTTTGTATGAAATTTTGATTTCCTCCAGTGAAGAGTTTTTGTTTAGGTTCAAAGTCTTGTAGTAATCAGTCATAAATATATATTGACTATTTATTCTTCTAAATCAAAATTAAGTTTTTTTTATTATGTTTGATAAAATAAAGAAATGGGCACGACATTCAGTTTAAAAAGAAAAAAGAAAAAAATAACCTTGAAAAGAGTTGAACAAAACTCTGATTTATCTTTTGATAAAAATGATTACATTGAACGAAAACGAAAAAAGAAACCGAGGCCTCCTAGTGGGCCGCCACCACCCAAACAGATAATTGTTCTTGATAAACCGAAGAATGACTCTGAATTTTTACTTCAAAAAGAAAAAGAGGTGAAACAACAAGTTAAGAAAGTAAATAAAAAAATAAAGAAGGTAATAATACCTAAGAAAAAGAAACCTGTAATTATTCATGATAACGATGAACATGAATATGTATATGATGATGATGAATTGAAAGAATATGACGAAGATATATTTGAATATGACTTGGATGAATTTACAAACACAGATAACATAAAATTATTGTAAAAAAAATGAAATTCTTTTTTTATTTTTTCTTTTATAAATAAAAAATGACAACAAACAGATACGAAGAACCTTTGCTAGATGAAAAAATCAATAATCGTTTTACTCAATTACCATTGATGTATCCAGAATTGCAAAAAGCTTATGAACAACATGAGAGTTTATTTTGGAGTGCTAAAGAAGTTGATTATGTGGCTGATTTGAATGATTGGGAATCTCTTACTTCTGATGAAAGATATTTTATTGAGCATATTTTAGGCTTCTTTGCAGGTGCCGATGGAATCGTCCTGGAAAATCTTATATCTAACTTTTGTGTTGAGGTGAAAGCAACCGAGGCGAGAAATTTTTATGCTTTCCAGGGAATGATCGAAAATGTACATGGGTTGACATATGCTCTTCTCCTTGACACTTTTGTTAAAGATCCTGTCAGGAAAAATGAACTCTTTCATGCGATAGAAACGATTCCGGCTGTTAAAAAGAAGGCTGATTGGGCTATGAAATGGATGGATAAGAATAGATTTTTTGAGGAAAGGGTCATCGCTTTTTCTATTGTTGAAGGTGTTTTTTTTAGTGCATCGTTTGCTTCGATTTTTTGGTTGAAGTCTAGAAACAAGATGGTTAAATCTTTAGGTAAATCCAATGAACTTATAAGTAGAGACGAGGGTTTACATTGCGACTTTGCAATATTGATTTATAAACATTTGAGAAATAAGGTTTCGCAAGAACGAGTTGAAGAAATCATTCGCGAAGCTGTTGACATTGAAATCGAGTTTATAACTGTTTCAATCCCAGTTCGTTTAATTGGCATGAATGCTGAATTAATGGTTCAGTATATTAAATATGTAGCCGACCGACTATTGGTTCAGCTAGGATTCAATAAAATTTACTTTGAAGAAAATCCGTTTGATTTTATGAAAACATTTAGTCTGGACGCAAAATCGAACTTTTTTGAAAACAGAGTGACTGAATACACGCATGCTTCAACGGCCAAACCGAGTGTTGATAGTTGGGATTTTGGATCTAATTTGTTTTAATTTTTTTGAAAAAATGATTTTTTTATTTTTAACACTTGGATAAGTATTAAAATAATGACAAAAACTTGTGAATCTGAAGGTTGTGGAACAAGAGCTAATTTTAATAAAGAAGGTGAAACAAAAGGGCGATTTTGTGTTCTCCATAAAGAACCTGGAATGATTAATGTGATAGATAAAACTTGTGAATCTAACGGTTGCGGAACACGACCTGTTTTTAATAAAGAAGGTGAAACAAAAGGAAGATTTTGTGATGTCCATAAAGAACCTGGAATGATTAATGTGAAAGATAAAACTTGTGAATCTAACGGTTGCGGAACACGACCTGTTTTTAATAAAGAAGGTGAAACAAAAGGAAGATTTTGTGATGTCCATAAAGAACCTGGAATGATTAATGTGAAAAGTAAAACTTGTGAATCTGAAGGTTGTGGAACAAGAGCTTCTTTTAATAAAGAAGGTGAAACAAAAGGGCGATTTTGTGTTCTCCATAAAGAACCTGGAATGATTAATGTGAAAAGTAAAACTTGTGAATCTGAAGGTTGTGGAACAAGAGCTTCTTTTAATAAAGAAGGTGAAACAAAAGGGCGATTTTGTGTTCTCCATAAAGAACCTGGAATGATTAATGTGAAAAGTAAAACTTGTGAATATGGAGATTGTGGAACACAACCTGTTTTTAATAAAGAAGGTGAAACAAAAGGAAGATTTTGTGATGTCCATAAAGAACCTGGAATGATTAATGTGAAAGATAAAACTTGT